GTCGATCCAATTGGTGCGCCCGTCGTTCCGCGCCGTTGCCAGCGCCGACATGAACGGATTGCTGCCCTCGGCAAGATCGAGCCCGTCAACGTCAAAGCCCATCTCCGACAGCTCGGACAGGCTCTTCAGAGTGATGTGCGCGACATAAACGGCGCTCTCAAGGTCTCTCGCGTCAGCGGCTACCCGGAACTCCTCAAGCGGCACATGGTAATCGGGAAACGTCGCTGCGGTCTCTTCCAGCGTCACCGCGTGGATCATCGGCGCGCCATCAACCGGATGAACCTGATCGGTTTCCTGCGCCTGGATCGCATTATCCGGCATCATCGCCGGGTGATAGAGACCCTCGACGCGCTGGCGCTTCTTTTCGACGCAGCACTTGACCACGCCGATCTTCTCGAGCAGCCCGGCCTTGGCCCAATCGTGGATCAGCCGATAGCCCGATTTCCTGCGATAGATGTAATGCAGGGCCTCGGTAACATCGTCGGCAAGCTCTTGGTCGCCCTGGTTCTGTGGCTCGAACTCGACCACTTTGCCGGACGCGACAAACACGTCCAGCACCGAAGTGAGCATGTAATCGACGGTCTCTGCGACATCGCGGGCGACGACCTGTGACCGGCCCTCCTCTTCGTCGCCATATTCCGCGCCGTTGTATGAATTGATCGATGCCTCGACCTCTTCCAACAGCGTGCCGTCGTAAGCTCGTGACTCTTCCGATTGCAGGAACGCGAGGAATTGCGGATCAACGTCGATCATACAATTCCCCGGCTAGAGTAAACGATTTCTCGGCTCGCTTTCGGAGCCTCGTAGGCCATGCACATCAGCCCGAATGCGTCGGCTCCGTGGCTCGACCAATCATGTTCAGGCCCAAGGCCAACCGAGCGCTCTTCGTCGCGTTTCTCGTGATACCACCCCAGGGCATCCCTACCGGCCTCGGTTGTCTTTTCGTTGAAGCGGATCGACGGAAACAACCGCCGCGCCGCTTCGACACGTTTCATTGCCGCTTGCTTGCCCTGGTTCTTCACGACCTGCGTTCGGAAGCCGGCTGCCTTGATATGGTCCTCGAACCTGTCCGCGGTTAGATGATCCACCGCAGCTCCATCATGCGGCAGCATGCAGAGCGCCGAGCCGTATCCATGTCCACGCAGCCAATTGAGATGCGTCCCGAGCGGCTGCCCGACTGCCTCGTAATAGTTCAGCACCCGGATCTGCGAGCCGACGAACTGGGCGACCCAGATCGCCGTGGCGTCCCTGGTTCCAATATCCCAGAACGCGCGATATTCCATTAATGGGTCTGGATCGACCTCGGTAATGCGTCCCTGCGACTTCGCCTCGGCTAAATGCTTGGCGTAATACGCGCCCTCGACAACCGTGACGAAATCGCCCTCCCAGATATGGGCATAGCTATCGGGGCGGTTCTTCAAATCTTCCAGGCGCTCTTTCTCAAGCACATCTGGAAATGCGGGGTTGTCCCGGTAATTCAGTTCAACAATCTTCGCGCCAGTCGGCGGCTTCTCACGAAAGCGCTTGTGCGTGGCGCTATTCTTTCGCTCCGGGTTCCACGTCACCCATATCTCCGAGCCATGCTCGCGCACGGTCGGCACAGTCTTTTGCCACGCCGTCTCGCTGACCGGCTCGGCTTCATCGACCCAGAGCAGGTGTATCTTCGCCTTGGACTTGATGCTGTCGAGGTTGTGCCTCAAGCCGATGAACGCATAGGATATGCGCCGGTCCTTGGTGCGGATGTATTTCTCGCCAATATCGAAATGCTCGGCAAGCCACGGCTCCGACTGTATCGCGGCTTTGACCTCGGCCATCGAACTGTCGTCGAGCGAGTTCATATACTCACGGCCGCAGACGATAACCCCGCTCTCGCCGGCCTTGCTCAGCTGATACGCCTTGACCGCGCTCATCTTGGCGAACGAGCGCGTCTTTCCCGAGCCGCGCCCCCCATATGATCCGCGATACCTTGCCTCCCCGGCGAATACCGGGATCAGCTTAGGCGGGAGCGCTATCTGTGCTGTCCGCAAGCGGCACCAGCTCGACGCGGGTTACGAGGCTAAGTGGATTATCTTCGTCGCCCGCAATCTGAAGCGGGAGCAGCTTCGGGTATATGGTCGTCCAGAATGCGCTTTCGTTGCGCGCATCTTCCTTAGCCCACGCCACCAGGCGATCAGCGCCGCCCAGTCCCTCGGCGGCGTATGCAATTGCTTCCTTTGCGGCGCGAGTGGTCTTGTTGAGCGCGCCCTTCGGCCTTCCACGGCCAGCGGCAGGGGGAGTATCTGTCACTATTTTAGTGCCCTCTCTTTCAGCTCCGCAAATGCGGTGGGCTGTTTCAGGCTTTCACCATTTGAGATTGTCGCGGTCGTTCATCGCCTGCGGAAGATCGTACGGGAAGAAGTGCCTGACCCACAGATTTGCGGCCAGCCCTTCAGCTCCGAACCTTCGGCTTAGCTTTGTGTCCCACCATTTCTTGCGTGACGGCTCTGTTTGAACCGGTTCCAATGTCGTCCGGTTGGTGACAGTGGAATACCACTATAACGCGATCCGCCAGGGGCTTGGCTACTGAGCCAACTTCTAGCGCCAACTTCTCCGGCGCAATGCCAAGATTAGCCAACATCTGAGCCGTAAGTCGCTGCCAACATGTCCGCGTCTCCGTGCGTTTCAATTTGGCGCTGTGTGAGTGTGCGAAATGGGACGGGCGTTACTTGCGCCCATCCCGCGAAGCACACTTTGCGGAGACAAAGAGAAATGAAGCCAATTGGATTGAGTATCCCCGAAACGGGGAAGGCGCTCGGCGGTGAGGGCAATCCCCTGTCGCGCGCAACCATTTACCGGATGATCGGCCGTGGCGAGTTGGAGGCTATCAAGCTCGGCGCTCGGACCCTCATCACTCTATCGAGCATCGAGGCGCGCGTTGCGTCGGCTCCCAGGCTGGAGGCGGGCTTCCACCAAATCAACGCTTGCCCTTGCAGATGCCGTCGATCCATGATTCCAGCTGCTTATGGAGCTTTGGACGTCCCCGAACCGCTCCTGGGCGTCGGCGAAGATCACTCCTGCCATGTTTCTCTGGTCGCCTGGGGTTTTCGTGTTCTGACCCGCCGCGACACTCGCCATCACACCCGCGAGCGTCCGTATCGCATCGGCGATGTTGTCCATACCCTCTCGGGTTTCGGTCACATATTCGTTCACTGGCCGGGACTTTCGCACGATGGCGATTTTACGCGCAGAGGTCATGGGACATGTTCCCGCCAGTCTGTTGCGCTTCCGACCACTAATGTCAGACGACTTGGTTCTGAGAGGCTGTGCTGGCGGGTTTCCGCTCGGCGGAAATAGAAAAAGCCCCGGCGACTAGGCCGAGGCTGCTATGGGGATTTGCGGGCGCGCGCTAATTCAGGGCGCAGTCCTATTTGTCCCATTTCGCATAGCACACTTTTGCGAAATAGTCAAGGATTTTTAGGCCGCGCGGCGGTTTGGAAGTCCTCCGTCAACAAGCACGAACAGCGCCCGCAAGAGCGCGTGCAAGAGCGCCATATCTGCGGGCTGGCATGGCTGGGAAAACTTGATGCGCCCGCGCTCCATTAGCTCATGGCCAACCAGGCGAGCCACGAATGGTGCCTCTCCGTCACTGTGCCAATGGTCAACCACGACCATTTCCAGAACTCGCCGCTCATACGTCGGCAGATCGTCAATCCAACGCTCGAACAAGAGATCGCTGGCTGTGTCGTTCAGCGATGGCTTGGAGAACCCGACGCGCTCGCCCTGTCCGACCTTGGGGGCCTTGTCAGCGTTGCGCTGCCAATAAAGCTGGGCGTACCGCCGGGCCGTATCGCGGAGAACTGCGGGGTCGATATGATGGCCGTCGAGGAAGTCGAGCGCCCATAACCGCCCGATGCCGTCCTGAACTTCATCTGCAGCCTTGCCATCGCGGATGGCCATGCAATCGAACATATCGCGCCTTGCGCGTGCAATCTCATTACCGTGGTCTCGCATCTTCCAGTTTTGCAGTCGGCCAGTTGTCCCCCTAGGCCCGCTCTTTCGCTTCCTTGCCATTTATCCGCCTCCCCGCGTTCGCATAGATGTCGCGAACCTGGTTCCCTAAGTTCCGAAACTCGCATTTCTTGGCGTGCTCGCCGCGACAGTGCGCGCCGTACTCGGCATATTCGAGCGCCTCGAAAATCTGAGACGCGAACGGCGCTGAATCGGTGATGGTGGCGTAAAAGCCCATAGCCGCGATCCTCTGGACGCACGGCACCCCCGCAAAGCGTCTGCGGCCGCGAACGTCTTTGCAGGTGTGGAAATGAAAAAGGCCCCGCTGCTAGGCGAGACCTTCGGACGCAATTCTGATAATTGCATTTCGCACATAGCAGAACTATTTCGTGAGCGCAAGTCCAAACACACGGACGCACCGAACCTGTTCAACGCTTCCATCCGATTGTAGCGCGGCCATTCTCCACGAACCAGTGAACGTCATGGCGCGGCAGAAGGAACTCGCCCTTGGTTGTCGGCTCCGTTCCGGCCAGGATCGCGTTGCCACGGTCGCACCATTGCTGGGCGGTCAGCTTCAGGGGTCTTGCGGACGATCCGCCGTTCAGTCTGTCAGTCATAGTTTCCCTCAAGCGTTTTCTGGAAGTTGGACTTCTTGAAAATCCAATCGAACGTCAGCGGCGTGCGGCCCCTGTCTCCGCGCAAAAAGGGGGAGTCGCGGCACTTCGCGAACACGGTGCGGAAGTCCTCCAGCGGGTATTGCCCGATCCGAAAACGGATGAGCTGGCGGCGTTCAGGGGTGAGGTCTCGGGGGACATTGAGGCCAAGATCGGAAGCTAGGCGGCGATAGCCCTGAAAAACCTCTTCAACGGCAAGCGCGGGCTCATCGCCAGATGAGCTATCATCGTTAGATGATAACTTTCCTTCTTCCCTTTCTTCCCTTTCTTGTTCTGTGTCTTGCGCCTGTCTTG